CCTGGCAATATCTCTCCAACACGCTCGATTACGCATGAAGACACACCATTCACGGCCCGACCGACAGGGATTCAGGCCTAGTCATGGCGGCGCGCAAAAAGAAGCTGATGGGGAAAACGAAACCAAGGCTTATGAACACTCCGCTGAAGGGTGAATCTAAAGTCCGGGACGTTATTGACTTAGCTGAAATGATTGGCATGCCGTTGCTACCTTGGCAAGAGTTCGTTTTGCGTGACGCACTGACTGTCGATAAGGCTGGCATGTGGGTGCGCAAGACCAACCTCATTCTGTGCGCTCGTCAGGTAGGAAAGACTCACCTCACCCGTATGGTTATCTTGGCTCACTTGCTTAAATGGGAGTCTAAGAACGTCATCATTGCGTCGTCCAACCGAGCCATGGCTTTAGATACTTTCCGCCAGGTTGCTCAAGTCTTTGAAGGTAATGAAAACCTCATGGCGCTGGTTAAGGCCATTCGTTACGCCAACGGAACTGAATGTATTGAGATGAAAGACGGCCGACGTCTGGATATTGTGGCCGCTACTCGAGACGGTTCCCGTGGTCGTACTGCAGATGCGCTATTCCTGGACGAATTGCGTGAATGGGGCGAAGAAGCTTACAGAGCTGCGACTCCAGTAACCAGAGCAAGACCAAACGCACATATATGGTTGACTAGCAATGCGGGTGATGCTTTTAGCACAGTTTTGAATAATATCCGCCAGCGCGCCCTGGAAAACCCGCCAAAGACTTTCGGGTTTTATGAATACTCAGCTGCTCCACACAGGGGTATCTACGACCGAGAAGGCTGGGCTGAAGCTAACCCAGCACTGGGCTATACAATCACGGAGGAAACCCTTGAAGAATCTGTTGCTACTTCTCCAATCGAAAATACCAGGACGGAGATGCTCTGTCAGTGGGTTTCATCGCTACAGTCGCCATGGACGTACGGAACTATTGAGGCTTGCTCTGATAGCACTCTCGAAATTCCAGTTGGTGGCTATACGGTATTCGCTTTCGACGTCAATCCGTCTCGCCGCAATGCGAGCCTGGTTGCTGGTCAGATATTGCCAGACGGTCGCATCGGAGTTGGAATCTTGCAGACGTGGGAGAGCCAAGTCTCTGTAGATGACCTTAAAATTGCTGCCGACATTAAAGCGTGGGCTGACCAATATCGTCCTCGGCAGATATGTTTTGATAAATACGCCACGCAGACGATTGCAGAGCGTTTAGCTAATGCAGGTTGCGTAACTCAAGATATTTCAGGCATGCAGTTCTATCAAGCTTGCACAGACCTTAAAGATGCTCTCGATAACGGCCGATTGGTTCACAAGGGCCAAGACGTATGGGTGGCCCAAATGAATAATTGCGCTGTTAAGCAAAACGACAGTTCTTGGAGAATTATCAAACGCAGCAGCGGTGGTGACATTAGTGGAGCGATTTCCACCGCAATGGTTGTAACTATGTTGATGAAACCTCAACAGGTTGCAGCGATTTATACTGGGTGATAGTGTATAATTGCGGTCTATGGCAATCTTTGGGCGCAATAAAAAACAATTAACAGCTCAGGTCAATCCCGCTGTTTATGATGCACCTTTCGGCTCTTCCTATGCAATGGGAATGGGCGGTTGGAATAACTGGGCGTCTCCAATCGACCGCCAGGCAGCTGTGTCAGTTCCAGCTGTAAATCAGTGCCTAAATCTTATTAAGGGAACCATTGCTGGTATCCCATTGGAAGTTTATTCTTCATCAACTGGTGCAGAACTTCCAATGCCTACATGGGTTCGCCAACCAGACAGCCGCGCACCTCGTTCAGTAACTATTGCATGGACTGTCGATTCTCTTATTATGTTCGGTCAAGCGTTTTGGCGCGTCACCAGCGTTTATGGAGACGACGGACGTCCTGCTTCATTCGAGTGGATTCAAAACAACCGCGTTACGACAAAACTTGACACACTAACTCAAGAAGTTGATTACTACATGGTTAACGGAACTAAGGTTCCAGATTCAGGCGTTGGTTCACTTGTAACATTCCAGGCTTTTGACCAAGGAGTGCTAGTTCGTTCACAGCGTCTTATCAATTCTGCTATCCAGGCAGAAGAAGCTGCAAACGTTGGCATTTCATCACCTCAGCCAACTGGTTATCTAAAGAATTCTGGTGCTGACCTTCCTGACAATCAGATTCAAGGATTGCTTAATACCTGGAAGTTGGCTCGCAAGAATCGTTCGACTGCATATCTCACTTCTACTCTCGAGTATGTTCCTACTTCATATTCACCAATGGAGATGACATACAACGACAGCATTGAAGAACTTGCTGCTCAGATTGCTCGCGCTTTTAACGTTCCTGCTCACATGATTAACGCAGAACATAACCGTTCTTCAACTTACCAGAATGTGCTTGATGCTCGTAAAGAATTCATGGCTTACACATTAGCGCCGTACATTAACGCTATTGAAGACCGTCTTTCACTAGACGACATTACGCCTCGCGGTCAGGTTGTGCGATTCGCCGTAGATGAAACCTTCCTACGTGCCAACCCTCAAGACCGCCTAGCTGTTACAGAAAAACTATTACAGCTACAACTCATCGACCTTAATCAAGCAAAAGAGATGGAAGGACTAACTCCAGATGGAAGCAATGAAACCGATGCACCTGACATTCAGTAGTGCAATCGAAGCGGCAGATGGAGAGCGCCGCATTATCGCAGGACAAATTGTTCCGTTCGGCGAGATTGGCAACACCTCTGCAGGAAAAGTAATTTTCCAAAAGGGTTCTATCCAAATTCCAGCAACTTCAAAAATTAAGCTTCTCGCACAGCACAACACAAACGACCCAATCGGGCGCGCTAAGTCATTTACAGAAACAGAGTCAGGCATCAACGGAGTCTTCAAGCTCTCTGCTGCAAGCAAGGCAACTGACTACCTTCTTATGGCGTCTGAAGGACTTATCGATGGTCTTTCTGTTGGTGTTGAAGTAATCAACGCTAAGGAACGCAAAGACGGAGTTCTTATCGTTACAGCATCTGTCCTGAAAGAAGTTTCATTAGTTGAATCAGCCGCTTTCGGTGAATTCGCTAAAGTCTCTCAGGTTGTCGCGCAAGCGGGCGAAATGGAAGACGACGCAGCTGAAAAGGCAATCGAACAAATCGAAGACGAACAAATCGCAAAGATTTCTGAAGCAGTCAAGGTTCTCGAGGAAACTCAGAAAATTGAAAAAGCTTTAGAAGAAACCGAAACCCAAACAGAAAGTGAGGCAACTGTGTCAGAAGATACAACAGCCGCAACAACAGAGGCAGCTGCAGCTGCAGAAGCCTCACGCCCAATCATCAAGGCAGCAACAGCCTACGGTGATGGAACAACACGCGTCCGCCATGGAATTACATCTATGGGTCGCTACACAGAACACAAAATCAAGGCAGCACTTGGCGATGATACTTCACGTCAGTGGGTTGCAGCTTCTGAAGACCGTAGCCTTATCGCTACTGACTCAACAATGGCTACAAACCCTGCGTTCAACCCAATTCAGTACCTTTCAAACTTCGTAAGCAACACAAACTTCGGACGCCCAACAATCGATGCGGTTACACGCATGGCTGCACCAGCGTCTGGTCTTCAGATTAACATTCCTTCACTCGTTACATCAGCTGGCGGCGGTTCTTCAGTAGCTCCAACAGTTGCAGCTAACGCTCTTGATGGAACAGCTCCATCTGATACAGCAATGACATCTGCATACGAGACAGTTACACTTGCTCGTTACGCAGGACAACAGACTGTGGACTTGGCTCTTCTTGAGCGTTCAGACCCAATCTTCTTTGACCAGCTTGCTATTCAGCTCGAGCGCGCATACCGCCTCGCAACTGACTCAGCGATGATTGCTGTTCTTACAGCACAGGGAACACAGGCAACAGGCGTTGCAGCAACAAACGCAGGACTCATCTCTTACGTTTCAACAGAAGCAGCAGCGGCATACGCTGGTTCTTCATACTTCGCGTCTAACCTTGTTGTCAACCCAACATGGTGGTCAACAATCATGGGTTACACCGACACCACGGGGCGTCCAATTTACAATGCGATTTCTCCGTACAACGCAGCTGGTGACGCAAAGCCAACTTCAATTAAGGGTAACGTTCTCGGACTTGACCTCTTCGTTGATAAGAACGTAACAACTGGTCTCGTCGATGAGTCAGCGTTCATCATTGCACCAGAAACTGCAATGTGGTTCGAAACACCTGAAGCGTTCTTCTCAGTTAACGTCGTTTCAAACATGGCTGTTCAGACAGCAATCTACGGCTACGGCGCAGGCAAGGTCACAATCCCTGCTGGTGTTCGTCGCTACAACCTCGCTTAATAGCGAAATCTAGTACGCCGACAGGGGCGGCGGAGCCCTTCCGCCCCTGTTCGGTCTTAGAAAGGAAACCATGGCAGCCACATACGTCACAGCAGACGAACTAAGGTCAGTCCTCGGAGTGGGAACGCTCTACAGTGACAGCGACCTTGAATTGGCATGCCAAACCGCCGAGGACACCCTTAATCAATATCTTTGGTTTAATCAGCTTCCTGTTATTGGTTGCACAATTCAGAATAAAGTTGCAACCTTAGTTTTATCTGCTTCAGCAGGATTTACTACTGGACAAACAATCAACGTCAAAAACGTTGGAACTCTTTACAACGGCTCACACACAATTACAGCCACATACCCATGGAGCCAAGGCTCTGGGTCATTCCCGCTGTTCACTTACTTTTTTCCTTACACTTATTACACATTTCCAAAGGGTTATTCTTTAATTCAATATAACCTAACAGGAACACCAGCAGACGAGAACTATCGTCAAGTAGTTCCCTATGGCACAGCGTTCGGCGCTGATACCAAAGAGACAGGTTACGCAGCTACACCAGCAATCCGTCAAGCAGCCCTAATGCTCGCTGTGGACGTCTGGCAGGCTCGTCAAGCCCCTGCTAGCGGCGGCGTATCAGTAGATGGTTACACACCGTCTCCATACCGCCTAGGTAATACAATGCTCGCCAAGGTCAACGGACTTATTGCCCCATACCGAAATCCGAGAGCGATGATTGGCTGATGACAACTCCAGCGGTTACTACTCTCCGTCAGACTTTAGCGACGGCTTTACAAGCTAATACTGTTTATCAGGTTTTTTCATACCCGCCACAAACTATCCAGGCGAATTCAGTAGTCATTATTCCTGATGACCCATACCTAGAACCTTCCAACGACTCATGGGCTTCAGTCGGCCCTACAGCTCATTTTAAGCTGTTGATTACAGTCCCACTATTCGATAACCAAGGAAACCTTCAAGGAATCGAATCTGCTGTAGTAACCATGTTCAATGCGTTATTCGCAGCTACAGAGAACGACTCCATCGCGTATAACGTTGGAACTGTATCTCAACCTCAAGTTCTCTCTGTCGCAAGCGGAGACCTATTGTCATGCGAAATGCAGATTTCGCTCATAACCAGCTGGGAGTAAATATGGACATCAAAGAATGGACAGCAGAAAACGAAGCCTTCCTGATTAAAATTGGTCAGGTCGAAACAAAGCAAACTAAGCCAACTACTAAGAAAGACGAGGAATAACCTAAATGGCAGTATTTCTTAACAATGGCGTACAGGTTACCGTTGACCCAGGAACTGGCTCAGTTAACCTAAGCGACCACGTTACATCAGTAACAATCAACCAGTCATTCGATGAACTCGAAGTGACAGCAATGGGTGATTCAGCTCACAAGTTTATCAAGGGACTTGAAGCTTGTTCAGTCACTCTTGATATTCTCAACGACCTTACATCAAGCCCTGCAATCACTACAACTCTTCAGTCATGCTACGGAAAGTCAGTAGTCTGGACATTCAAGCAGTCTAACGCGGCTACTTCTACAAGCAATCCGCTCTATACTGTTACACTTTTGGTCAACAACCTTACTCCTATCAATGGTGCAACAGGTGACGTAAGTTCCCAGAGCTTGTCATTTAATGCAACCAGTTCATTGGTAGTAACAACCGCGTAATTAAACGAAAGGGCTAACAAATGGCAAAACTAAGGGTTACAACTCAAGACGGACAGGTCAACGATTACGAGATTACTCCCGTAATTGAATATCAGTTCGAACAGTACGCAAAGAAGGGCTTTCACAAAGCTCTGATTGAGGATTCTAAGCAATCCGATATTTACTGGCTTTGCTGGGAAGCAATGCGACGAGCTGGAGTTTCGCCTAAACCTTTCGGTGAAGGATTCTTGGAAACACTCAAGTTAGTTGAGGTTCTAGAATCTGACCCTTTGGAATAGACAGGAACTCCGTTACTTATATGGCTACGCGCCTAAGTTATGAGTACGGAGTTCCTTTCCAATCCATTATCGAACTGCCGTCAATGGCGTTCAAGTACCACGTAGAATTACTTAGAGATATAGCGAAAGCGAGAGAAGATGGCAACCGCGCTCGGAAACGCCTCTGAAGTTCGCAGAGCTTTGCTCAACTATGCGCCTGACTTGCAGAAGGAACTCACCAAAGAGTGGGGAACCGTACTCAAACCAGTCGTGGCTCAGGCTAGAAGTTTTGTCCCAGAAAGCGCCATGCGCGGCTGGACTGGCTTTAATGGCAAGAAGATTAACGAGAAGACTTCCATGTTCCGAGTGGCTCGCTTCCCAATCTATAACGCAGCTGAAATTAAAAGCGGAATCGTTTATCAAACTACGCCTTCCAAGCCAACTCGCAGTGGATTCGTTAACTTGGTAAGAATCAAGAACAAGACAGCAGCTGGAGCAATTTTCGAAACCGCTGGACGCAAGAATGGTCAAGGCCAAAACTGGGTAGGCCCACGCGCAGGCGGAGCTTCCAAGGGTGAGTCGCACTCTGTCAACCCTTATGCTGGCAACCAGTTCATTTCCAATCTTGGCCAGCTTTACGGAACCCGTGAGAACACTGGTCGCCTTATTTATCGCGCTTGGGCTAATACCCAGGGCCGTGCTAACGCAGCCGTGGTTCGTGCGCTTGAATCCGCTACAAGCAAATTTAACAACCGTACCAGCGTTGTGGACATTAGGAGAGCAGCTTGAGTAACGTCGTATTAAATATCCTCTCCGAGTTCAAAGGCAAGAAAGCTTTTAAGGACGCTGATACAGCCATTCTAAGGCTAGAAAGAAACGCCAAGAAGCTTGGCTCTACATTGGGCTTTACCCTTGGCACTGCAGCCGTCGTAGCCTTTGGCAAGGCTTCTGTGAAGGCTTTTGCAGATGACCAAGCAGCTGCGGTAAGGCTTGCTGGCGCAGTTAAAAATCTTGGTCTTGAATTCGCCAACCCTTACATTACTGACTACATCGCCAACCTTGAAAAAACTTCTAAAGTAGCAGATGACCAGCTTCGCCCAGCGTTCCAGAGATTGCTCCAGCAGACTGGCTCAATCGCTAAAGCTCAGTCGATTCTTAATACTTCGATTGAAGTTTCTCGCGGTTCAGCTGTTGACCTGGCTACTGTTAGCGAAGACCTCGCTCGCGCATATTATGGGAATACCAAGTCTCTCAAGAAGTATTCTCTCGGCCTAACTGACGCTGAACTGAAGGCTAAGTCATTTAGTGAACTTCAGGATATTCTTGACAAGAAGTTCAAGGGTTCAAGCAAAGCTTATCTAAACACCTACGCAGGACAGATTGACGCCCTTTCTCTTTCAATGAATAACCTCAAGGAAAGCGCAGGTCAGGCTCTTTTTATCCTTGCAAGCGGTGGAACAGGTAATACTGCTCAGGGGGCTAAAAACCTTGGTGGCATCATTGACGCCTTTGGAACGGGACTCATCGAAGCCGCTAAGTTGTTTAGCAATGCGGCTAACGCTTTTGCCCAGGCTTATCTTGGCGCTGCTTCATCTACTCCAGGCGCTCAGGATTTATCTAAGGTTCCTCATGCAAAACCTGGACAGGAATTGTTCCGCAAATCTGTAGCCAACGACGCCAAGTTAAAAGCCATTGAAAAGCAGCAAGCCGCTCTTTACAAGGCTCAATTAGCCGCTCAGAAAGCTTTGACCGCTGAACAGAAGAAGCAGGCCGCTCTCAAGAAAGACGGCACAATCTTTGACATGCAGCAGATTGAATTGGTTGCTGCTCTTAAAAATAAACTTTCAGATGATGAGCGCAAGCGCGTAGAACTTCAGTTGGCCATTCTTAATGAAAACGACGTGATGGCTACCAAGTTGTCTAAAGATATTCTTATGGCTCAAGATGCGACAGGCGGTCTTTATCAGTACTTCTTGGCCATTGGCGACACAAAGATTAAAAATCCATTTAGCTTTTTAGATGATTGGATTATTGAATTTCAAAAGAAACTAGATGCCCTCAAGGCTCCAGCGATTACAGCAACCACAACTGTTTCAACCAACACTGGAGTGACCACTACTTCAGTAGCTCCAACTTCTGGCGTGGTTCAAAACTTCACTCCTTACCTTACAGCTCCTACTGCCGAACCTGGTTCTCCAGGATTTATCGGCCCAGTGGCAGCTTCTTCAACTCCAATCATTAATGTTACTGTTCAAGGTAATCTCATTAAGGAACAGGAACTTATCGCTGCTATTCAAAATGGGACTCAGCTCGCAAGTCTTTCGGGTTCACCATCTCAAATCGGTAGAATTGCAGGTATGTTCGGGTAATGGCATTACCAGCAGCCATATCGGTTTCCTTTGACTACTCGGCAGGGGCAACTTTCGGATATAACGGGTTCGTTATCGGCGACCCTAAATATGGCATTTTAGGGACTAATACTTTAGGAACATCTAGCCTTCCAGAACCAGTCATTGACCTTACTCCTAACGTCTATCACATCAGCATTACCCGTGGTCGTAATATCCAGCGTGACACTTATGAAGCTGGCAATGCCACTATCCGCGTTCTCGACCCACAGTCTTATTTTAATCCGCAAAATACTGCTTCTCCTTATTACGGCTATTTAGCTCCTTTACGTAAGATTCGAGTATCTGCAACAACCAGCACGACCCAAAAGTATCTTTTTTCTGGTTACATTACAGACTATAAATATACTTATCCCGTAAACCAAGACACAGGTTATGTTGACATTACTGCCACCGATGGTTTCCGTCTTTTTACAATGGCCAACATTTCAACTGTGACGGGCGCCACAGCAGGTCAAACCACCTCAGCTCGTATTAATTCAATTCTTGACCAGGTGTCTTTCCCTGTTTCTATGCGCACAATTTCGACTGGGCTTAATACCTGTATCGCTGACCCTGGCACACAGCGCACAGCTTTAGCGGCCATCAAGAACGCAGAAGTATCTGAAACAGGCGCGTTTTATATGAACGGCTCTGGCACTGCCATATTTAAGAATCGAACAGACGTGTTCAACTCATTAGCAAAAGCACCAGTGGCATTTAATCAAACAACAGGTATTCCATATCGAAACCTTAAATTTTCTTTTGACGACAAACTCATCATCAACCAGGCGAACTTTGCTCGCGTGGGTGGGTCGGTTCAAACAGCTTATAACCAGGCTTCTATTAATAAGTATTTCCCTCATAGCATCACTCAAACAGACCTCGTAGCCGAGACAGATTCTTTAGTAGCCAATATCGCGCTTGAATATGTTGCTACCCGTCAGGAAACAACTATCCGTATCGACGAAATGGTGGTGGACTTGCTAGACCCAGCAGTCCCAACAGATACCATGATTGCTCTCGACTATTTCGACAATCTTCTGATTACGAATCAACAGCCTGACGGCAGCACTATCGTCAAGAACCTGCAATACCAGGGCATAAATTGGGACATCACCCCAAATAAGATGATGGCTACTATTACGACTCTCGAACCGATAGCAGACGCTTTCATTGTCGGTAGCTCGTATTACGGTATAATCGGCACTAATACATTAGGTTACTAGGAGAATCATGGCATCAGGACTACCAGCAGCAACAGGTGACGTACTTACAGCGTCCACAGTGAACGGTCTAGTAACCTTCACAGTTGGGGCAGACCAGACAGCAGACTACACCGCAGTCCTTACTGACCAGTACCAAGTTCTAGTCCCTATGAACAAGGCAACAGCAGTAGCGTTCAAAATCCCTACAAACGCATCAGTAGCGTTCCCAGTAGGCACAGCAATCACTATCCTTAACAAGGGCGCAGGAACTTGCACAATCAGCGCGGTTACTTCTGGAACTACTACAGTCTTTTCAGCAGGTGCAGTTGCAGCTTCTCCAACCTTGGCTCAATACAAGACAGCGGTCTGCATTAAGACTGCTACAGATACTTGGTATGTCGCAGGTGGCATTGCCTAATGATTGGCGCAATTACAGCAGGACTCTTTAGTACGGGCGTAGCAGCTTCTGCGACCTCTTTTGAGTCTATTGCCACAGTTACGCTTGGAACGTCTCAAGCTACTGTCGATTTTACAAGTATTCCCAGCACCTACAAGCACCTTCAAATTCGCTTTATGGCTCGCAATACTGGAAGCAATACCAACGGCTATCAAGCTTTGCAATATAACGGCGACACTACGAACGGCAACTATTACTTCTATCATTTCCTCGATGGCGACGGCGCAAGTGCAACCGCTGGAAACGGTGGAACTAACGCGCTAAGCCTTGCAGGTAGAAGCGCAGGTGCAAACGCAACAGCCAACAACTACGGCGTAGGCGTTATTGACATTTTGGACTATGCAAACACCAATAAATATAAGGTGCATCGTTCGCTTACTGGAACAGATAACAACGGTAGCGGCTTGGTGGAATTGTCCTCTGGTGAGTGGTATAGCACCGCGGCAATTACTAGCATCAAGTTTCTTGCTGGTGCAGGTGGCTATAACTTTGCTTCTGGCACTACATTCGCGCTCTACGGGATTAAGGGGTAAATCATGGCAGCAGGTTCAACATATACCCCGATTGCGACTACTACAGGCACAGGCTCAAGCGGAGTTATTACTTTTTCTTCAATCCCTAGCACCTACACAGACCTTGTGTTAGTGAGCAACTTTGAAACTTCAACTAGCGCAAACGCTTATTATAGAATAAATGGCGACACGGGCACTAACTATTCAGACACAGAACTTTATGGCGACGGCTCATCGGTTGGTTCTAGCAGACGCTCAAACCAAGCCCTTTCTTACACTACTTATCTTTCAGGTTCAGGTCAGCGAGCAGTCATGACCACTAATTTCATGAATTACGCAAACACTTCAACCTATAAGACATTCTTAACACGTTATAGCAATGCTTCTTTTGAGCTAGGAGCAGAAGTCGCATTATGGCGTAGCACTTCGGCTATCACTTCAATCACCTTGAACCTTAACAATTCAGCCAATTTTACTAGCACTTCCTTTTTTACCCTCTATGGAATTCAGGCGGCATAATGGCAAACACCTTTGAACTTATCGCTTCTTCTACCGTCGGTGCTGGCGGGGCTGCCAATATAACTTTTAGCAGCATAGCCTCAAGTTGGACAGACCTTTGCCTCAAAGTTTCCGTCAGAAGTAATAACTCAGACGGAAATGTGTACGACCAAATAAACTTATTTTTTAATAATGTGAATGACTTTACTACAAAAGTAATTCAAGGTAGCGGCTCAACGGTTGCCTCATATCAACCTTCTGGCTCTGGCGTTCAGTTGCCTATCATTACAGGAAACTCTGCAACAGCAAATACTTTTGGAAACTTTGAAATTTATATCCCTAATTATGCAGGTTCAACTAATAAAAGTTTTAGCATTGATAGCGTGAACGAAAACAATGCAACTACGGCTTATTCTCAACTCGATGCGGGATTATGGTCTAACACGTCGGCAATCAACGCTATAAAAATGCAACCAAGCGTGGGAACTTTATTTCTTCAATACTCAACCGCCTACCTATATGGAGTCAAAAATGCCTAACCCAACACGAATCGAAATCAACTGCGAGACAGGCGTTGAGTCAATCATTGAACTCACCGATGCTGAGGTTGCTGAACTTGCCTATCAGGCAGAGTTAGCAGCTGAAAAGAAGGCAGAAGAAGAATCTGCTAAGGCAGAACTCGAAGCCAAGAAGCAGGAAGTATTGGCTAAACTCGGTCTCACCGCTGACGAAGTAACTGCTCTATTGGCATGACTCCAAAGTTATGCAAAGCGGGTCAGCAATTAAGGCTTCAAGTCGATGACTCTTTTGGTGACCGCGACCGTACCTCAGACGGCTGGATTGGCGACGTTCGTCATCAGGCACGTCCTTCTGACCACAATCCTGATGAACAGGGTATCGTCCGAGCGATTGATATTGACAGGGATTTATCTGGAAAGGCAAAGCCAGACCTCATGCCTGACCTTGCAGACCAGATTCGACTCTGTGCTAGAGCTGGCGATAAAAGAATCTCTTATGTCATCTTCCAGTCAAAAATATCGTCTTCGAAAAAGAACTGGGCTTGGCGTCCGTATTCAGGTATCAATCCTCACAATCATCATTGCCACATTAGCTTTACTAAAAAAGGCGACAACGATGGTTCATTCTTTAATATCCCGATGATAGGTGGAACCGCATGAATATGAAAAACCCTGCAATCCTTACTGCTGGAGCATTTCTCTCAGCTTGGGCTGCTAGCAACTTCGACATCGACTATCGCGCAGTTCTCTGGGCGGTTTTAGCAGGCGTATTCGGGTACGCAACGCCTAAAAAGTAATGCCATCGTCAGCACAGGTAACTGTTACCTCTACCCCAGTTCTATTGGCTAAGACTAATGGCGCACCTATGGAAGTTCATCTGCATTGCGCTGCTGGTGCTGTCTATCTGGATAGCGCAGGCGTTACAACCGCCAATGGTTTTAAGCTTGATAACGGCCAGACCATGGTTGTGACGCTTACAACCAATGAAGAACTATGGGCTGTTGCACAATCTTCCTCCACCCTCTACACATTGACGACAATCCTATGAGCCCAGCCGATTATGCTGCTTGGATTGTGGGTGTTGTCACTGTGCTTGGTGGTCTTGCTTCATACACCCAATTCATGATTAAGCACTATTTGAGCGAACTTAAACCCAACTCAGGCTCAAGCCTCAAAGACCAGGTTTCTCGCCTTGAAGCGCGTGTCGATACCATTATCGAGTTGTTAGGTAAGTAACACTTATCCCATGGCAAGAAAGCGACCAGTCATAGATTTAGAGACTTACTCTGCGTTAGATGCTTATGCGATTGCGCTTAATGAGTATTACAAATCACTGCGCAAAGCAGGCTTTTCAGAAACACATGCGTTTTGGATTCTTGCAGACCGCGACACATTTCCAGACTGGATTATCCCTAACTTGCCAAATCGCATCGACAATATCCCCTATGAGGACGACGACGAGGACTAAGTGAAGCGAATCGTAATCCTGAGTGACCTGCAAGTCCCGTTCGAGGACGTCCACGTAACTCAGAATATAGCAAGATTCCTAAAGACTTTTAAGCCAGACCAGACAGTTACCATCGGCGACGAGATTGACTTCCAAACTATTAGCAAATGGTCAGAAGGTACACCCCAGGCATACGAACAAAGCCTAGGCGATGACCGTGACCGTTGCGTTGACCTGCTTTGGGAATTAGGCGTGACCGACTGCATTAGGTCTAACCACACTGACCGCCTGTATAACGTCATCATGAAGAAGATACCTTCATTCCTTAGCCTGCCAGAGCTACGCTTTGAAAAGTTTATGAAGTTCGACGAGCTTGGCATTACATTCCATAAAAACCCAATGAACATTGCGCCAGGCTGGATTGCCGTTCACGGCGACCATACACCAATCAAACAACAAGGTGGCCTCTCAGCCCTTGAAGCGGCCCGTAGGCACGGCAAGAACGTTATCTCGGGTCATACTCACAGAGCAGGTCGTAGCGCCTTCACAGAGGCCTCTGGCGGCCGTTTAGGGCGTGTTTTACATGGTGTTGAGGTAGGAAACCTTATGGACTTTAGACAGGCTTCATACACCAAGGGAACGGCTAATTGGCAGCAAGCTTTTGCCATTATGTACGTTAAAGGTAATAACGTCCAGGTTGACATAATTAACATTGAAAAGAACGGCACGTTTATAGTTAACGGCAAGGTATATGGACGGGTTCGCTAGACCTGATTTTGGCGATGAAACTGTGGACGAAATCGTTATCGTTTCGTTATCTAAAAGGGGTTGTTGTTTAGCCCGTATGCCGTAAAGTTCTTCTTGTAGCCGAGAGACGGACTACAGAAGGGCTCAAGATGACAATAGGACAGATTATTACATTCGCACTTATCTGCTTTGCGTTTTGGCTAGGCAATCGCTCTGGCTATGCAAATGGATATGTCGCAGGACGCAAGGCAGTACGCAAGCATTACGAGAAGCTTACAGCGCAGGTTGGTCGATGAACGCCCGTGATTACCTCAACGAAGCGCGAGCTACTATCCAGGACAGAGGACTTGACTACGGTCACCCTTCGGACAATATGCAGCGAACAGCCTCACTCTGGAGCGCATACCTCGAAATGCCAATTAACGATTATCAGGTGGCAATGTGTATGGCATTGGTCAAAATCGCAAGAAGCATGGAAACTGCTAAGACAGACACTTACATCGACCTCGCAGCGTACGTTGCAATAGCGGGTCAACTACACACAGAGGAGAATGACCTATATGTTTAACCTAGAGGAGTACACCACAGTTGCAGAGCGAATCAAAACTTTTAGACAAATGTTTCCCATGGGACGCATACTCACCTTCCTTATTCATGAGGACACTGATAGAGTCGTATTTAAAGCCGAACTCTATCGAGACGACGAAGACGAGTATCCGTTCTCTACAGGTTATGCTAGGGAACTTACCGCCGAACGTGGAGTCAACAGGGACTTTGCCCTTGAAAACTGTGAAACTTCCGCTATCGGAATTGCAGCGAAAAACGCGGACATTGGGACTGAGAAAAAGTCAATCAGTCGTGAGGAAGCTGCTAAGGTAAATCGCATTAAAGAAAAAGAGAAAGTAATTCAAGAAACCAAGGCCAAGATGGCCGAGACATCTAAAGAATACGTCCCAGTAGTAAAGGCAGATGACCCATGGACACAATGGGAAGCAGCACCAGTTCAGACTATGGAGCAAGCAGTAGAGACAGTGAAGCAGGTTCTTGGTGGCACAGCGGCGGACGAGAGCTGTGTGCATGGAGCCCGTATATGGAAAACTGGTACATCGAAAGCTGGTAAGCCATGGGGCCACTGGCGTTGCTCAGCTGCAGTCACTAGGGATATGCCAGGCGGAGAACAACCGTGTGACCCTATCTGGTATGAGATTGCTAAAGACGGCTCATGGCAGAAGCGAGCTGCATAATGGGAAAACTTTACTTCCAGAATCAAGACAACGAATGGGAAGAATTCCCAGATGATGAAGCTATGGCTCACATACGAGCTAGTGCGCAGATTCTACAAGAGATGGGTTATGCCATTATCTGCCAAGGGTGTAACGAACATCCATCAGTATTACAAATCAAAGAACGTTACATGAAACAGTCTTGGACTTGCAAGTGTGGCGTTGTTAACTCTGCTGGTAGGGCATGACCTAATCCATGTCCCAACACAGAAAACACAGAGGTAATCGCACCACAAAAGTAGTAGCAGATTCATTGACACCTTGGTGGCCTAATGCTCTGCCTGCTGGTGCTGGAAGGTCTGGCAAAGACGTGACTGGTGTCCCATTCGACATCGAAGTAAAAGCGAGAACAGCCTTCCAACCTTTGGAGTGGTTGCGCCAGGTCACCAAGAGAGCGGCTGTTCCCGATGAACTTCCGTTCGTGGTGTGTCGCATGAATGGCCAGGGAGAAGATGCTATGCAGTATCTGGCTTTTATGCGGTTTGGTGACCTGGTGCAGCTATTACTCAAAGCAGGATACGGTGATATACAGAACGATTCTGATAAACTTATCCCAGAGCGTTGCAACCAGTGTGGCGCCTGGAAGTTAAAGGACGTGCCATGCACGACGTGTTCTAATGCCAATCTATGAGTTCGAGTGCAATAACGATAAATGCCAATCTAATTCTAGATATGACCAAGAATTCTCAATAGCAGAGCCACATGACCTCGATTGCCCATTCTGTGGGGAATCCATGCGAAAGGTGTATAGCAGTGTTCCAGCAGTTCACTTCAAAGGTTCAGGGTTTTACAGTACGGATTCTAAATAAACGACACGCCGCTCTGACCTGCGGTTTTACTAAAAAGCTTGACAGCTCTGGTACTCTACAGGCTAGAGCCTTAAAGGGCTCAGAGCGAGCCGCTTCGCGGATAGCTCGCTCGGTAGCCGCCGTTATTGGGATAGCTCTATTCATGCCAATGTCGCATGCATCATCAGGCTCAATAGATGCCATTCAACCAAAACATTACATACGATTGCTTTTACCCAATAATCAAGCTAATTGCTTAATAAGACTTTATGGTAAAGAGTCAGCTTTTGATTCATCAGCAGTAGGCAATCTCAAAGGCAAGTTCCACACTTATGGAATACCTCAATTAAAGAACGCACTAATAGCAGGACTACCAGCCAATAAGCAGATAGACTATGGCATTAAGTATATTAACCATCGATACAAGGGCAATGCATGCAAGGCATGGTCTCATTGGATAAGAAAGGGTTGGCATTGAGCAGCAAGCGTGGTGACCCTAGATTAAGTAGAGACTATAAGCGTGTGCGTCTTCAAGTATTAGCACGCGACCAGTGGACATGCTTCTACTGTAATGATGAGAACGCGAATACAGTTGACCACGTGATACCTATAGCCAAAGGGGGCGACCCTATATCTATGGACAACATGGTCACTGCATGCAGGCGTTGTAACAGCTCGAAGGGCTCACGCTCAGAGGGTCTTTTTTTGCAGCGGCAGGCTAC